CAGTGGATTCTCGGTCTCCCCACCTCTGACGAGGGGGGCTACGAGTTTCCCTGGAGATCTTCCTGTAGAGCGCGGAAGCTCTCGTCCTCAGCGCCCAGCACCTCGCCGACGACGTCCATCATGACTTTGCTATTGGCTTTCATCACCAGGCGCTCGTCGGCCTTACTCTTGATCGCTGGGCTGACCAGGACCTCCTTCAGGATCGCGATGAAGAAGCCCTTGCTGTTGCGCCGGCCTCGCCCTCCAGTCATCCCAAAGCGCGTCTGCAACTCCAGCAGACGCTCCATCGGGATGAATTCCCGGAACTGTACCGTCTTGTCGATCGACGCAAAGTACTTGTCGACGACGTTCGGGCTGCACGCGAGATCGTCCCACGTCGCCAGCCTCACGTCTGGTTTCTTCTCTTCGTCAGACATTCTGTGTCCTCCTTGTCTATTGGACCACAGGCGCGGGGTATGGGGGCGCCAAGGAGGCTCCCACACCCCCACGCCCCCGCGCCTGTAGATCCCAGTGTCACTAGGTGCCGGCCGTTCGCATGCCAGGCCTACGAGCTCTCGCCCTCAAAATCGAGGAACTGTCCCGAGACGCTCTCCTTGTACGGTGCTCCCGACTTGCCGCTGTTCGCGTAGATCGCGCACTTCTTCAGGTTTATCACCTGCACGCTGTCCATCGTGCGACGCCCCAGGATGTTGAACGTGAAGACGTGCTGCTGGCCATCCAGTGGGTTCACCGTCGGCGCGTTCAGCCCCAAATACACCTCGTCGACGTAAAAGGTGGCGGGGGACGCCGTGGTGTTGACGATGCGGATATCCAGGATCGTCTCCTCGTCGGGCGTGAACGTCCAGTTGAACTCGTTCCAGTCCGCCCCGGACAGAGTCATGCTGCCAGTCATGTCGACGGTCCCGCCGGCATCCGTCCACTGCGCCTTGAACGTCTCGGTGGTCGTCCCCTTGACCCACGCGCGGCAGTGGTACACGCGACCGGGTACCACCACGATGTCCGGCACGTGCTTCACGCCGTCATTCTGCGCCGGCGCCAGCACCTTGAGTCCGTAGTCGCCCACGTACTCGTTGTCGGTATCCCTCGACGGCGTGCCGGTCCCCACGGCCTCCCACGTATTCGTGATGGCGTCCTCGAAGCCACCGTTGGTGACCAGGTTCTGCGCCGTCAATGCAGCCGTCGTCGTCAGGTACTTGACCTCGAGGCCGCCCGCTGGTACCGTGGACACGAAGGTGATCACCCCGGTAGACCAGGCCACCGTGTAATCCACGCCCTCGACCCAATCGACCCCGGCGGTCCGCGTCCGCACGTGCAGGATCGACACCAGCGTCTCGGCCGGCGTGTGCGAGCTCGCCGCAGGAGCCACGTACTCCGTCAGGATGTACGCCGACCCCTTCAGCAGGTCCAGGAACAGCTGCCCCTTGTCAGCACGACTCAGCATCTTGCGGTCCATCGACCACGATCCGCTCGGCGGCTTGGTCCGCTTGTGGTAGCTGTTCTGCAGCCTGCCCAGGCCCCACCCACCCGGCTCCATGCCAGCGTCGAAATCCCACCCCACCGACTCCACTTCCAGCAGGACGGTGTTGTCGTGCTCGATGAGATACTCGATCTCGCCAGGAGCGTAGCTTCCGATCTGTTCTATCCCACTCATTTGAACCCCTCCTCACTCAATCCTCGAACGTCAACACCGCGTCGGCCACCAGCCGCGCGACGCGCCCCTCGTCGTCCCAAACTGCCTGACGTGGCTCGCCGAGCTCCACGTCCTTCACGCCCTGATCCCGCAGATAGTGCTTCCCGTAGCTGCCAGCGGCTCCCGATCCATCGCCGTTGTAGTCGTAGCGGAGGATCTCCGCCACCTTCTCGTAGATCCGCCGCGCCTCCAGCGCACTGTCGGCCAGAACGTCAACCTGCACCCGTGGCTGGTGCCACTGGTCCGCGTCACCCAGCCCCTTGCGCAGATTGGACCCGCCGGCGTTGGAGAACGCTAGACACGGGATGCTCTGATCGGCCAGCGGATACGCGTCCACCAGCGCCACAGTGCTGTAGAACGCGTGGTCAGAGGCTGCGGAGAAATCCCTGTCGCTGGCCAGCTCGCAGTTCTGCAGCAGAGTCAGGATCGCTCGGATCGCCTCCGAGTGCCTCACCTACGGTTCACCACCGATCCCAAAACTCAACCCCAGAGCCTTCGCGGATCGGACGCAGTCCGCGCCCAGGTTGCCGATCAGGGCAACCCAACAGATCAGCACCGCCCCCTCGCCGACCAGGTCGCTGTAGTCGCCCAGGATCTCTGTATCGACGAGCACCGCTGATGCCAGATAGATCCCCAGGAACGCAACCATGTACGGCAAAACCATGGTCTTCAGGAATTCGGCCATGCGTCCCCAGTCGAACTCCCCGGACTTGATGGCTGCCGCCACCGCGAGGACCCAGTCGAGGAAGATCAGCGCCAGGACGGCGATGACCCTCTTGTCCGCGAAGAATGCGTACACGATCCCCAATATCACGTCTGCCATTGTTGCCACACCTCCTTTGTTGGTTTGGCTACCTACTGTCCGTTGAACAGCTTGTACAAGATGAGCGCCTGCAGGATCCCGACGCCCAGGCCGATGACCCGATCCCAATTGCCACTGTGGCTTTTCTCCTTGACCGAGATCTCCGCGATCTTCACGTCGTGGCCACCCAGGCGCTGGTCGTGGCCATCGAGCCGGTCAGTGTGCTTCTTCAGTATGTCGTTGATGCCGTCCAGCCGCGTGTTCGTACCGTCGATTTTCACCGCCAGCTCTGCGTTAGTGACTCTTCCCGCCATGTCCCTCTCCTGGAAAGATCCTGCTGCGTCTCTGCGTCTCTGCGTCTCTGCGTCTTCGCGCAGCGAACGGTCGCGCAGCGAACGGCTATAGTTGGATCAATACGCTGGTCATCACCTTGCCCATTGAGCCGGGCACCATCTTCCCCACCAAGTCCACCGCGTCACCGAGCGGCCGGCGTGCGGCCATGAATCGCGTCCCGTCCTCGATGAAGCCCGCATAGTGAGCCTTGTTCTCCACATCGGCCCTGTACTGGTTGACGATCACCATCTCTGCCGAGGCGAGCAAGTGACCCGATCGCACGCCCACCGGCAGAGGTCTGGCCGCTGTCGAGGGCACACTCCCACTCAGGTTGTCCACGTAGGCCTGGTGGACGTTCTCCCCCATGCGCTTCGTGTGTTCCACTATCCCTCGGTCCATCCGTCTGGGAACGCCGTACTGTAGGTCGAACACCATCTTCGTCAAGCCTTCCCAGCGGACACTGCTGGTGATCATGCGTTAAACTTCCTTCCGATAAGGTATCTTTGGCGAAGTCTCTCGCTTGTCGAGCTTCCCACCCAACGATTCCAGTTCGTCTGCGGATCACGATGTCGCCAGAGCGCAAAACCTCGCCCCTGTTCATTGCGGTTTCTCCCGCAGATAGACTGCCTTCAGCACGGCAGTATCGCCGTCACGAAACACCTCGATCCGCACAATCGAGTGCGCCAAGCTGTCGTAGACCACCTTGTCTCTCAGCGTCACCGCTTGGTCGCCGGCCACGTATGCCACCCGGTGCACCGGCTCGTCCTGGCCGTGCACGTTGCGCGTGAACACCGTGCCCCCGTCCTGCGTCGACAACGGCTGCACGAACGCCGTGATGCTCTGTGCGTCACCGTACGTCGTGTCCGGCACCGTGGCCGGATAGTCAGGATCTTCGGGATCAGACCACCCGCTCCACGGATCCACGTAGTCTCCGGACGGATCCGCAGAGTACGGATACAGCGTCACCGACTGCCCGGCTTGCCTAAGCCTCTTCTGGAACCTTGCCAGCTTCGCCACGGCGCTTCCTCTTGGGCTTCGTCTCTGGGCTCTCGAGAGGCCGTGGCTCTTCTTCTGACAGCGTCCCGTGATCGGGCGCCACGGATGCGATGGCTTCAGCCACTGGCGGAGCGATCACTACACTGGCCGCGTCGGACTGCTGCTCCTCCAACAGAGTGGCCACCTGCTCTCGGCACGCCTCAAGGAGACAGCCGTCGCACACACCATGCCCGTCCCTGGCAGCCGCCCACGACGGAGCCATCACCGCCTGCACACGATCCCCACAAACACCGCACGCCACGCCGGCCGCGAATCCGTGCAGCTCACCGGCCTTCGCATCCTCAACCAGCTGCGCCCTACGGCGCTTCCCAGTCATCATCCTCTCCCCCCTCCTCCACCCAATCCAGGAACCGAGGCTGCAGCCGCTCGATCCACTGCTCGATCTCCTCCGGGATGTTGCTCCCCGACCGCGTTGGGCCGGCCAGTGCCACCGCGGTCCGCCTCGTGAACGTCCGCGTTGAGACCTGCGCCAGGTACACCTTGGCCAGCTCCAGCAGCTCCCTCGCCTTTGCCCTCCAGTCGACCTTGCTCCCGCTCTCCTGGAACTGCCCGATCTTAAAGCTCTCGCTGTCCTCCCGCTCGAGCTTTGGGCAGAGGAAGGCCGCCGTCAGCGCCGCGGCTCCTGATTTCAGCAGGTACGAATTGGCCCCCGTGAGGCTCGCGTAGTCGGTCAGGTTCGCCGTGATCATCGCCTCGGCCGCCGGGAGGAACGGATCCTGCTCGATCGTCACGTCGGCCAGCTCCGTGCTGTCCGCACCCAGCAGGGAGCGGATTTGCGGATAGTCCGTTGCCGCAGTCGTCAAGATCAACGCGGTGTAGCTCACGGTAGAATCACCTCTTGCGGAATCTTCTCACTCACCGTTGGCTGCCGCCCGTCCCTGAAATGATGTCGCGTGAACCTGTGCGTCTCCACGTTGTCCGCGTTCCTGGTGCTCGTCACAATATCCTCAGTTTCGCCAGTCTTGTAGTAGCTCCACGTCGTCACCCGCCCGCCGAGCGCCACGCCCGTCTCTGGATCAAGGTCTATCTCGACGCGCTTCACGACGCGGTTCTGGCCGTCCTTCGTCACCACCACCTTGTCGGGGATGCTTCTGGCGTACATGTCATCCAGGAGTAGCCATGTGATGATCTGCCGCTTGGTGTAATTCGCCGCTATGTACTCTCCCACGTTGCGCAGAATCTCGGCCTTCGTTGCGGCCCTGAGTTCTGCTAGTGTCATCGTTGTCCAGTGCATTAGACTCCTTCTCGGACTAGGGCGGCATAGATTGCAGTGGTCTTAGCAATAGTAGGCAGGTCGCCGCTAGTAAAGCGTGCTGCCATTGCCTGGGTAGTACTATTGGGTCGGGAGGTAGATGTCCACACGGAATCCGCTGGCCAACTTGGGAACGCCGCTGGGTCAGGTATAGCGCTTGCGGCCTCCATGTTCTTCAACGACTGAAGTGCCTCCTCGTTCGGTATCTCCCAGTCCGCATACCCTCCCAAGCTCGCCGCATTCGCCGCTGCCGAGTATTGGAATATGTCGTACAACTTCCCCGTCCACTCCATTTTGCCATCGCCGCCGCTGCCCATCGTGGCGTACTGTGCCGAGGTGTACCTGCTCCACATCAGGCCAGTCACCAAGTCCAGCACGCACTCGTTGCTGTGCGCCTCCCGCTTGGCGATGCTCACAGTCGCGCCCGCAGCCTCCAGCACCGTCGCCTCAGTCGTGCGGATTGTCCCCGCGACGTTGCCCGTTGAAACGGTGTACACGCCATCGTTGAGTCCCGACCCGCTCACCACAATGGTCTCGCCGGTCTTGAACATGGCGAGGTCAGCCCCCACTTGGTTGATTGTCCCCGGGGTTGTGGCCGCAAAGCCGATGTCTGTGTCGGTCAGGTGAATCAGGTCGATGTTGGACGTGCCTGCGTACTGGCCCGTGGTCAAGACCCCGTAGCGTTTGGCAAGCCCAGCCTGTGTGAGCCCATCGTCAGGCTCGCCGCTGTACTGCGTCCTTTGCCCCGTTTCCAGGAGGAGTCCAGCCCGCCTTGGTTGTCTCAGTGACATGATCCGCCTCCTATACCCACGGTATCGCTTCCATTTCGACACCCGCCGTTGCGCTCGCGAAGTACAGCGTGCTCGGCGCCGCCCCCTGGTTGATCGGAGGGCTGACATAGTAGTCTCCGGCTTTCAGCGTCATGTACGGTGCAGTTGGTGTCGCCACCTTCCCCGTCGCAAAGGCAAAGCGCACGGTGGCCTCGGTCCGACACTGGAACTCAAAGCCCCGGCAATTCGCCGGCAGCGCCAGGCTGTACTCCGTGTTCGCGGTGGTCAGGGTGACGTTGTAGACGGTCGGCGTAGCGGTGACAGGGTCGATCTTCCCGACTGCAGCCGAGCCCGCCTCAATGACCACCGTCCCCTTTAGCCGCGCCAGTGTCGCATTGAACACACGATTCAGGATGTCCCCAGTCGCAAACGGTCCCGCCATCGTTTTCTCTCCTCCGGGGCGGCATTCACTCCGCCCCGGTTTCCCTATTCGTTGACCTCAGCCTTCGCTGGCCGCGGCCGTTCGTCCCGCTCGTCTCGCCTTCGGCACTTCCTTCAGCCGGCCGGCGCGGATCGCCCTCTCCACGGCCAGTGTCCTGGCCACCGTCACCGTCTCGCTCGCCTGTGGCCCATCTCCCGCGATCCACACCTCGCCACCCGGATGATCCGGATGCCGCTCCGTGAACACCCGCCCATCCGGTGAGTACACATCCACCGTCTCTGGCTCAGGCGAAGGGGGAGGAGCGACAGGGGCAGCGTTGGCCTTCACTTGCTTCCGCGCTTCACGCCTCGATTTGCTCTCAGCCATGCTCCCCTCCCCTACGTGTTGTTTGCCTGTGCGATTTCGAGCCAGTCCGCCCCGTCCCAGATCAGGAACAGTGTGTCACCGGCCCCTAGTACAGCGTCTCCACTCAGTTTGGTGTTTCCGCCGTCATCAATGGTGATCACGTCCGACCCGTTCTCATTCACCAAGATGAGTATCTGGCCAACCTTCACGCCGTCCGCGATGGCCGTTGTCGTGCTCGTGGTCACGGCACCGCTTGATGTGAGCGGCTGGTAGGTTCCCAGCGCTGTGATGGTACTACCCGCCGACACCACGACAGGTGTGGCCTCCACAAACCCCGTGAAGGCTGAGATGCTCACCACCGCGTCAGTGGCGTTCTCGATGATCTCGCCGTTCTGCAGCACCAGGTCACTCGTGAAGGTGCCCGCGCTCAGGTCAACGCCGTTGTCCCAGGTATCCGCTTCTGTATAGATCACTCTGGACGTGGTGATCGTGCCCGAGTTACCCAGGTCAGCCATGAAGTTCGCGCCGGAGGTGATCCCGTCGTCTGCCTCCGTTTCGAGGCGAGAGTAGACACCATACCCTTCCGGTATCACAGAGCTCGTCTTCGCAATCACCTTGCCCATCACGCCGATGCCGGTTGTCGTACCAGTGCCAGCGACCGCCTTGAGCGTGGCCTTCCCCTCGATGCCATAGAACGTCACGTTCGCACTAGTGTCCGTTACCTGCGTGTTGGCAAAGAGCGCCTGAAAATCAGTAGCTCCACCCCATCCCGTCACGTTGTACGATGCGTGCCAGCCGTTGCCACGATCCAGGGCGCTCACGTCGGCGATGTCCGCCCAGTTGTCCGAGCCGTCGTAGCTTCGCATTTGCCCGTACACGTTGATGTTGTCGCCGATCGCATCGCCGAGCTGGACGTTGCCAGAGAGCGTGCTCGCACCTGCGACGCCCAGGTTCCCAGACGTGTCAACCGTCAGGAGGCTGTTGCCCACAGTGATGGCCCCGCCTACCGTGATGCCATTGCCCACGGTTAGTTGCGTGCCCACCGACTGTGCGCCGCTCATCGTCACCGCGCCTGCAAAACTGGCAGCCCCTGATACGTCCGCCGTTCCGGCCACCACCAGATTCTTCGACAGCGTCACGCTGTCAAAGTTGCTGACGCCGGCCACCCTGAACACGGGCTCCTCCGGCGGCTTCAGATACAACCCTGCCACCAGCAATAGCGCCAGGACAGCCATGACCCCAACCGCAGCGAGAAGGCCCTGCCATTTCTTGCTCACGTTGCACCTCCATGCTCCCCAACGGGCTTGCAGCCCGAACGGGGATTCGTGATTCTATTCAGCGTTCTGAGGGGCCCAGGACCTCAGGGCCCCTCAGTCTAGGTCGAGATGTCCATCGTCTTGTTGGCGTTCGCGTCAAAGACGCAGAACCCAACCGACTCGGTCATCACGATCTCGTTGAACTGCTTCCCGATGATCTTGTCGGTCTCCGTCAGAGACGCGCCGATCTCGATCACCATCTCCAAAGCGAAGCGACTGTCGATGCCGAGCAGATGGTTCGCGCTCACCTGCGAGGACCAGCCGAGCTGCGCCGGGCCCAGTCCGCTGTTGATCGGCGTCACCCCACCGATGCCAAAGGCACCAGCGAGCTGGAAGAACGGCACGTTCGAGCTGCCCAGGTTGAGTAGCAGCAGCGAAAGCGCGTCTGCCTCCCTGGCCAGCACAACGTCGCAGATGTACGGATTCGCCCACTGCTGCCGCCATGCCAGGTACCCTTTCAGCGAGAGCGTGCCGGCCGTTGCACCGGTGTCCAGCGTGGTCAGGTTGTGGTTGGTGGCTGCGGTTCCACTGTTCCCGTCACCGTTGATCAGCACGTCGATCCCAGTGTTGACCTTGTCCACCTCAGCCTGGATCGCCAGGAGCTGCAGGTGCAGCGCAAAGCGGTCGATCCGCATCCGGCGGAAGGTCTCGTAGGTCCCGAGGATCCGTCGGCCGTACTTCTTCATGCGGATCGTGTGATCCCCGCCCGTCAACTTCACGGTTGGGACCTCCGCACCTTCGCCGATCCTCACCATCTGGCGCTCAGTCTCGTCGTCCGTGAGGTAGAACGCCTCGTACACCCCGCTGTCAATCGGTGTGGTGATGGCCACGATCGCGCTGAGAGGAATCGCCGCCGCGATCTGCTTCTGGCGGATCTGGCTTGCGATATAGTCCGGGTACAGGACGTCACTCACCGGACTCGAGCTCGCGTAGAACCGCTCGCCGGCCACCCTCGGCCTGCCCACCGCACGCCACTTGCGCGCGATGAACTCCGGGAACAGCCACTCGGTCCCCGGCTTGTCGCTCGCAAAGAGCCGCTCCACCTTGTCGGCCCAAAGCCCCTTCCACTCGATGGACTGGGTCTTGATGTTCGCGATTTTGAGCTGGCGCTCAAACGCGTCCAGGCCATCCCCGTACTCGCGCGACGGATCGAGGTACTCCAGCCAGGCCGACATGCTCATCCCGTGCGAGTACGCGTCATCGTACAGGGCCCGGCTCAGCCGCAGGTCCTTCGCCCTCGGCTTGATCCCCGTGATGGCGCCGGCCTTGGCATCCGCAAACGCGACGCCATAGATCTGGTTGACGACGTCGGCCGGCAGTCCCGTTCTCGTCGCCAGTTCACGAACACGATCTCCTACCAAGCTGTCACCCATCTCAGTTGTCCTCCCTCTCTGATAGTACTACAGGTACACCATGACCGCGGTCGTGGTGCCGGCATTCGTGATGATGCCCCGACACACGATCAGCTCCGCCGCAGTGGCACTGGCCGCTGAGCGGATGTACCCCTCCGCACTGGCTGCGCCGAGGTCGCCCACGATCGCCGTGCCCAGCGTCAGCGTTGCCCCGCTCCCGCCCGGCAGCTCCATGAAACCACCCACCTGCACCGTGCAAATGCCGTCATCCTCGACCTTCATCAGCTTACCGAGCACCGCCTCGCCATCCCCGACCAGCTCAACCGTGTCAGCCGCCGACAGTCGCACCGCCAGCCCCACCTGCGCACTCCCACCATCCTCGGTGGCCGAGTACGTGATCGTGCTGTCGTCGATATTGAAGGACGCGAATACTGCCGCGACCTCCTCGTTGTCCACTGCCAATCTTGGATCTGCCACTTGTTAACCCTCCTTTTTGTACGGGCAATTCATGAATTGCCCCTACGCCTTGTACGCCGCATCGTCCGCGTTCGGCTCCTGCGACTCGTCGTCACCCTTTCGGCCGTCGCCATCCTTGTCGAGCACGTTGCCCACCGGCCGGCCTGGCTCGAACACCTTCTCCGCCGACTCGTCCCAGGTCCGGATCTCCGCCTGGATATAGTCCAGTGGCTGCCCCTCGAGCACCTTGGCATACGCCTCGGCGTCAAAGGTCGCCCCCTGAACCCTGACCCGCGCCTCCACGGCCCGCTCGATCAGGCTCTTGCGATAGGCCCGCCCCTCGTCCGCAAGCGGCTCCAGCGCCTGGAGCTCCTGGACCTTCTCCTCGGCCGCCGCAGCCCTGATCTGCGACTGGGCCCACTGCGCGATCAGCTCGTCCAACGGATCCTCCGCGCCCTGGATCAGCTCCAGCAGCTTGGGTGTCCGCTCTCCGACAACGGCCAAGATTGCCTCCCTGTTGACCACCACTACCTCGCCTTCCACTTTCTTGCCCACCTCGTCGCTCACCTCCTCCCTCAATTCGGTCACACCCACCAGTGCCGGCCGCAAGGCCACCGGCACGTGCCGGCTGCTCTCCGGTTGCCAGATCCGCACGCCCCACCGGTCCTCCAGCACGTGCGCCTCGCTTGCCGGCAGCCAGCCCCGCTCAGCAGCCAACCGTGCCTTGCGGATCACCGCGTCCGGCGTCGCCCCCAGGTACACCAGCGACCCCTCCCGCGCTCGCGCGTCCTCGATCCACGCCGTGCACAACTCGCCGTCGTACTCCACACCGGGCACGTGCTGGCAGATCTCGTCCTCGTCCACCTCGATCCCCATCAGCATCATCCAAAAGAGGTCCATCATCTCCCTGTCGCAGATGCTGCACCGGTACCAGCCGCCCGTGAACCCGATGGACAGGCTCTTCTGTATACCCCCCTGGATGGCTGCGATGATGTCATCCGTCCGCTCGAGGTTCAGCGTCAGGCCGCGCAGCATGTAGAACTGCACCACCAGCCGCTGGATTTCCTCGTCTGCCTCTAGGTCCCCCCAGTAGCTGCGGCCAAGAGGGAGCTCGGCATTGAAGGGGTGTGTGCGGTGGGAGTTCATCAGCGGGATCCCAGCTCGCCCGTCGGATCGATAGTTCTTCAGCGAGCTTTGTGCCATACGAGTGAAATAGGAGTCTACCTGGTCGTTGCTCAGCTCGGCGGGAGGCAGCAGGTACACCTGCTCCGGCGCCAGCGCCACTTTGGCAAACTTCTCGTTGATCAGCGCTAGCGCCTTCTCGGCATTTGCTGCGCTGGGCCCGTTCGCTGCCCGATCCCCGCCCCCGGGGGTCACGCTCAC